TAATTGCTGTGGTTGTCTTACTGCCTTTCTTTGAATATGTAATCTTCATAGTCTATCTCCAATGATATAAGTTAATATTAATTTGGGTAGTTTTGAAGCGATACCCACGCTTAAATTCTAGTCTGTGTAAACGAGCTTTGATACTGATTTATCTGATAAATAACAATTCAAAGTTACTTTGTTTGTAACATAATCGTTCTTGCCATAATCAAATGTTTTACTGTGAATTACAATATCTCTTGTAGAAAATGAGGACATATCGTGTCTCTTTCTAACTTCAATCTTAGTAACTCTGTGTATATTTATATCCATGATTATCTCCTAATTGGTTATATCAAGTATGTAACCCAGTGTTTCCTGAAGTTCTTTATCGGCTTCCTCTAAAGCCTCTAAAGACTCAAGATAATTCATAAGTTCTTCATGTTCATTGTCATCCATAATTATCTCCTTTATGATTAATCATTCGTTGTTGTCGCTGAGAAGTGTACCGCATCGTTCTGCGGCTGTCAAGCATTTCTCTAATCTTAAGATATATTTATTATCTTAGAAAGTTTGAATAGTCCACACAGTCCCCATTTCCATAGAGCCTTTACTTAAAAAAGTGTAGTCGGATTTAAGAAACAAGTGCTTACTTTTAGAAAACTTGTGCTGATATATAAAAGACTTGTCCTCTCTAAGTGAATGTCTCTCATTAACAAAGTAACCTAACTCATTGATATACCGTTGTGCTTTTTGTAAGTTTGTGAACTGTTTCATATTACTTGACCGCCGCTATTAAGTTATCTTTCATAGTAACATTTGCAAAAAACTCTCTGCCTTTTCCAGTAATGTGAGGTCTATTTGCTCCAGTTAATACACCATTTGATAAATATTCATCACCAAACATACTAGTTTCGATGTAATTTAAACGGTTACCGATGTTTTCTTTAAGTTCTTTCTTGCTTTTGTAGTTAAAAACTATCATTGTGCTAACTCCTTTAACTTGTTATCGATGCTTTCAATATCATATTTAGCACTTGAACCACTTTGTAGTGTTTCCCATTCTTCACTATCTACAATATACTGAAGTGTATCCCTAATATCTTCTAATAATTCTCTCATTTTTATATCTCCTTACTTTGTTTTACAAGGAACATCCCTGCTGACCCGACCATCATGCCCCAAGCCGACAAAGCTGTCAAGCATTTACCTAATTTAAGATATATTTATAATATTAAAACTAAAAAAACTTAATAATTTAACATATATTTTAAATAAATACAAACTTATTTGTAAATATTGGGTGTTTTCTTACTTAAATTAGGACATTTGTGCTGTATTTTAACCTAAATACTCCCTCAACCAACCGAACAATTTAAATACGTCCCTCAACCAACCGACCCATCTTAAGCTCGAGTCTTAAATTAACCTAATTAAGTTTAATTAATTCTTTGGAGTGGTCGACTAGAACCCCATATAAACAGCCTTCATCATTATAAAGTAACCTGTCTTCAAAGGGAACAATAGACATAAAAAAACCTTCCAAACTCTGTAGCTTGGAAGGCTTTAAGGTTAGCTATTCTCTTTAAGATACAAATCTATCTTATCGAAATAAGCCTTCGGGAGGACTTTCTTAGTGAAAAGCTCGTTTGCCTTCTTGAAAGTGAATCGCTTTTCTTTGGCAAGACCATATAAGCAACCCTGAATCTGCTTTTGCAGTCTCCAATTCATTTTATCAGTGCTTGGGTCTTTGGCAAACTTATAGCCTAATCCCTGACATTGTTTGAATGAAGCAGGGCTTTGAAGTCTTTCTTTGTCGAAAGCGTTTATATCGAATGTATTTTCCATGGTTTATCTCCTAAGATTTATGGATTGTTGAATGCCAGCAATGTAGTCTTGCAAGCGGTTAAAGTCAAGTGCGTCATCGCACTTAATTCCCAATGGCTTGATATCACAATCTTTAAGGATTTGTGTGGATATCTCGGCTATTGAAACTGAGGGAAACTCGAAAGTTTCGTTGTTTGAGTAGGTTATTAAAATCATGCTTTTCTCCTTATAATTTCTTTACAAGATTAAAACATGGAGATTTTCAAGATGCAAATGCTTGAGCTTTTATGAAGCTTTAGCGTAGTAAAAGGTTTTACTTGTAAACATTTGCATCTTTAAAATCTTTATGTTCTTGTAAACCAGAAATTGTTAGGAGGAAAGTGTGATTTTATTACTCAAACAATGAAACTTACGGACTTCACACATATAGTAGAGCCACACAAAGACTGATTGTGGTGTCGAGCCATTGGGAATGTGTCTTTGACTGCTTGGAAGGCTTTACAGTGCTGTGTGTTCAACGGTTCATAAATCTTTTTAGTTAAGCATGGGGAATACATGTTGAAAGCTTTCGAGAAAGAAAGACTTCACTGCTTCACGCATATAAAGTAATTAGGCTATAAGTTTGACAAAGACTCTCTGATATGGTATGATACTGCATCAGTGAAGGCTTTCAAGCTTGGTCTTGTCAAAGAAAAGTGGTTCACTTGGGTAGACTTCAAGAGCTTTTCACTAAGAAAGTCTGGAGTGTTTATCGAATAGATTTGCTTTAGCTTAGATAGCCTTGAAGTCTTCCAAGCTTCAGAGTTTGGATGACACTGATGGTCTATTGAGACCACCTCTCTCAGGTTACTAAGGGGGTGGCAGGAGACCACTCCCCCTACCCTATATATCTATAGCATGGTTACACATAATATCAGATATTGACCATTAACCAGAACTAGTTAACGCCCCGACACTAAAACCTATAAAGTTTAAGAGACTAGGAAGTATTTATTTGAGGTGATTGTTTTGTTAGGATGGTGACAAGGGATTGTCTATATTGACCGCTGGGGGTACAATAATATTATAGCAACGAAAACTACTTTTGTCAAGCCCTAATTTAAACTTGACAATCTTTAAATACGACTGTATACTAGATTCATGGCTATACTACCAAGCATTAATCAAACAGCAACAAAAAGAGAACTGACTGAAAAGCAGAAGTCTTTCCTTACTCATCTTGTAGATACTAAAGGTGATGCAAAGAAAGCCGCAGAGCTTGCAGGTTATACCAGCCACTATCATCATGTTGTTAAGACTTTAAAGTCTGAGATACTAGAACTCACTCAAGAGATACTAGCTAACTCTGCTCCTAGAGCCGCCTTTAAAGTGGTAGAAATAATGGAGTCTACAAAGCCTGTAGTGCAAGCGGCTAATAAGCTGAGTGCGGCACAGACTTTACTAGATAGGGTAGGGGTAAGTAAGGTAGATAAGATAGATATTAATCACAGTGTAAACAGTGGTGGTATCTTTTTAATGCCAGATAAAGCCCCAGTAGTAATAGAAGCAGAAGAAGCAACATATCAAGAGGTAGAAAACTAATGCCAAAAGAAAAAGATAGTAGATTAAAACGAGCAGGAGTTTCAGGATATAACAAACCTAAAGGAACACCGAGCCACCCTAAGAAGTCGCACATCGTTGTGGCTAAAGAAGGGGATAAGATTAAAACAATACGTTTTGGTCAGAAGGGTGCAAGTACTGCTGGTGCTCCTAAAGCAGGGGAGTCAGCTAAGATGAAAGCTAAGAGGAAGTCTTTTAAAGCAAGACATGGTAAGAACATTGCAAAGGGTAAGATGTCAGCCGCATATTGGGCTGATAAGGTGAAGTGGTAATATGGCACAGATAGGTAACGATGAAAAGGCTGTACCCTTACGCAGAAGTATGTACAAGACTAGTGACGGTGGTAAAGGCTCTAAGCCTAGAATAGATACAAATTCTAAACACTATAGAGATAACTGGGATGTAATTTTTGGGAAAAAAGATGACAGCAAAAAAGAAAAGTAAATCAACCGTAAATAGTTCTGGTAACTATACCCAACCAAGTATGCGTAAGAGACTTTTCGAGAAGATTAAGCGTGGCACTAAAGGTGGTAACGCTGGACAATGGTCTGCTCGAAAAGCCCAGCTCTTAGCAAAAGAGTACAAAGCCGCTGGTGGTGGTTATAAGTGAGGGTAGGCTTTACGTGTTCTGCCTTTGATTTATTACATTCGGGACATGTTGCTATGTTACGTAATGCTAAAGAACAATGTGACTACCTTATAGTAGGGTTACAATTAGACCCTTCACTGGATAGAAAAGATAAAAATGCTCCAGTACAAACAATAGTTGAAAGGTATACTCAACTTAATGCAATAGGATATATAGACGAAATCATACCCTATATAACCGAACAAGATTTAGAAGATATATTATCTATGTATCATATAGATGTAAGAATACTGGGTGAAGAATATCTAGAGAAAGACTTTACTGGAAAAGATATTTGTAAGAAAAGAAATATACAGAATTATTTTAACGAAAGGTCGCACAGGTTTTCTTCTAGCGATTTAAAAAATAGAATAATGAATCAAAAAACTTTACAGGAGGAGAAATAAAATGAACACAATAAGAAACATTTACAACAAATGTAAACTATATGTAACAAAATGGTACAAGAATAGCTTTCTAGCAGAAGAATATAAGCCAGTAGTTAAACCTAAAACCAAACCAAAAACAAAGCCAAGGTCTAAACCAAATGCCAAATCTAAAAAAACCACAACAAAGTCTTAAGGCTTGGACTAAGCAGAAATGGACTACTAAAAGTGGTAAGAAATCGTCTGAGACAGGTGAAAGATATCTCCCGAAGAAGGCGATTGGTGCACTTTCAAATGCAGAGTACGCAAGAACCACAAAGAAAAAGCGAGAAGACACTGCCAAAGGAAAGCAACATTCTAAGCAACCCAAAAAGGTAGCTAGTAAAACAAGGCAGTATAGGAAAGTAAAATGAAAGACGGCTATATAACCAGAACATCCTCAACCATTCCCTTTGGGTATGAGTTAGAGAGTGAGTTTGGTTCTTTCTTAAAACCTATTGACGAAGAGTTGGAGGTTCTTAGAGAGGTATCAGAGTCAGTTTTTCACGGAGAGATTAGTCTAGGTATTGGAGTAGACTGGTTAGAAGCAGAGACAGGACGTAAAATGTCTAGACCAGGATTAAAAAAGCACGTAGATAAATTATATGGCAGATAAAACTAAAAATTACTTGACAAATGCAGATGGGACTTATATACTAAAGAAAGATGGTACTCCACGACTTAAGTCAGGGAGACCAAAGAACACTGAACTTTCTGATATACAGTTAGCTTTACAAGCTAAAGGCAAGTTACAGAAGAAAAGTAAGAAGGTTCAGAAGCTAACAAGAAGTTTAGCAAGAGTCAAGAAAGAGTTTGACAAAGAAGAGAAGGTTTTAACATCTAATGTTTTAACAGAGTCGGAAACCAAAGAGTTACCTGACGCTATACAACAACATTTAGATACCACTGGTTCTCATGTGGCTTTTATGCCAAACGAAGGACCACAGACAGACTTTCTTGCCGCAGGTGAAAAGGATGTTCTTTACGGTGGTGCGGCAGGTGGTGGTAAAAGTTTTGCAATGTTAATAGACCCATTGCGATACTGTCACATTGCAGAGCACAGAGCTTTGATATTAAGAAGGTCTATGCCAGAATTGCGAGAACTGATAGATAAGTCTCGTGAGCTTTACCCGATAGCATTTAAAGGTGCTAAGTTTAAAGAGGTAGAGAAGTTATGGCAGTTCCCTAGTGGAGCAAAGATTGAGTTTGGGTTCTTGGAACGAGATGCGGATGTTTATCGTTATCAGGGACAAGCGTACAGTTGGATAGGTTTTGATGAGATAACTCATTTACCTACAGAGTTTGGTTGGAACTACTTAGCATCACGACTAAGAACGACTAACCCAGAGATTAAGACATATCTCAGGTGTACAGCTAACCCAGGGGGTGTAGGTGCTCATTGGGTTAAGAAGAGATACGTAGAGCCAGCAGAATACAATACAAGTTTTGAAGGGCATGACGGACTCACAAGAAAGTTTATACCAGCGTTGTTGCAAGATAATCCGCACCTTGCTTTAGACGGTGAATACGAAAGGATGTTGCAATCCTTGCCAGCCATACAACGTAAACAGTTGTTGGAAGGTAACTGGGATATCTCAGAAGGTGCGGCATTTGCAGAGTTTGAAATTGAGACACATGTTATACCACCATTTGAAATACCAAGTTGGTGGGAACGAGTTAAAGCGGTAGACTACGGTTATGCCGCTGAAAGTTGTTGTCTCTGGGCTGTGATAGACCCTGAAGATAAGACCATCATAATATATAGAGAACTATACAGAAAGGGTCTAACAGGTGAAGCACTCGGAGATACCATTACAGAGATGGAAATGAGTGAGATAAGGTCCATAGCAGGTGTA